ACATCACGAATTAATTTAAGTTGTGTTTCAGCACTACCACCACCAATTAAATGTCTTAATTCGGAAACTAAGTATTTACCACTGGGGTCATTCGTTCTCTCATTTCCATAAGAATCTGTTTTAGAACCTTTATCATCTTTTTTGACTGGTAATCTAATATTAATGATATTTCCAGCTCTTAAAGTTGTATTCAATGGAATTGAGATATTTATGGACTGTGAAAATAATAAGTTATTCCTAATATAAGACTTATTTTGATAGACGGCAAGTTCACTTATTGGTTGAACTTCATCTTTTTTTGCTCCTTTTTGTGCAACACCAAAATCATTTACACGAAGCATTAATCGAGTTGGAAAATCTTCGATACCATCTAACAATTTAGGTGGTCTTTTTAAATTTAAATCTGAAATTTTAAAATCAACTTCCTCAAACGTTTGATTTTCAATATCAACATACAACGTGCGATTAGCATACATTCCCATTCTCATATTCATACCCACATCATTTGTTTGATTTAAATTGTTTTGTAGAATTTTAAAGAAACCTTGATCGCCAGGCCTATCTGTTTGTGTGTATGTTATCGGTTCCTGTTCTAATAAACTCTTAATTGATTTAAAGACATAACCATCCAAAGTTTCATAAAATAAAAAACCAAAATCTTTTGTTGATGATTGAGTTTTTGGACACAACCATTGAATCGTATCAAAAGGTCTTTTCAAATTTCCTACAAAAGAATAAGAGTTAACAGAATTATCCTTATCTAACTTTTTAGAACTTTGAATTCCCTTTTTATCACTCTTTAATAATTCTTCAACAGTGTTTGATACATTACCAGTAAATTTTTTATTCACTCTTGAAGTTTCATTAATGATTGATTCGACTGAAACGAACTCCAAAGTTGCAACCTGTTTATTTGTCTCAGTTACGATGTTTCTTACAGAGTTGAGCATCAACTTTTGTTTTTTGGATGTGATTTTAAATTCATCTACATCTCCATCCTTAACTGTCAAATCAATATAGTAACCATCATTGATTCCTTCTCGACCTATGACTTGATCAATATCAATAAAAGTGACAGTCATCGAAATTGATGGACTTTCTACACTTTCATAATAATCGATAATAGGATTTCCAAGACCTAGTTCGTAGGGTTCTTTTAGAGAAGAACTCTCACTAGGCATTAACATGCATTTGGTTATAAGAAATTTAGCTTCTGACATTAGGTTATCATTCTAAGAACTTCTGGTGGTAGCTCTGTCTCATTAATGGATAAGAATTTATTTTTATTTGACTTGATAAAAGCCACAGGACTTGATGTTTTCTTTATTGATGCAATTGTAACTTGTGCTGGTTGATTTTGAACCACCACACTACTATTTTGATCTTTATTTTGAATTCCTGATTGATAAGATGCTGCGTTTACTAACTTATCAGATGTTTCTAAATTTGTACTTAATGATAGACTTAAATTATCTAGTTCTTTTTTAATTGGTTCTACACTTAAGTCTCTAATACCAAACTCTTTCATTTTTTTTGTTACACTTTCTCCTGCCTCTCCAACAGTAACAAAACCATCTTCATTATAATCTAGACCTTTATTTTGAGAATATGTGTTTGGATTGCCTGCCTCACCATCAGTAAATTGTTTATTTTTAGTCATCAACTCAAAATCATCACTTTTATCAGTGTAGGCTGGCATTAAAACATTTGTTTTCAATTGACCAGCAGTTGGATTATCTGGTAATTTATTCATATCAAAATACTTATCTATGAGTTTTACTTGTTCAGCTCTGCTCATCTTTTGTATTTCATCTGTAGTCGTTCCTAAACTCTCTGCGACCTCAGGCATAAACTGTATTAAACCTGTTGCACCTGTATCCTTATTAACAGCTTTAGGATCGAATGAAGATTCTGACGCTATCAAGCCTAATAACTGAGATTGGTTAATTCCACGTTTCTCAGATAGATCTTCAATTGCCTTGAGAAAAGGTTTATCCCCTCCAATAAGTTTTTTAGCTGCTCCTGATAACTCAAAACCATCTTTTTCACCCAAATCAGATTTCTTTTCAGTAATCATAGAAATTTGATCACCATCTTTTGCACCCAAACTAGGTTTAATCTCATTTGCAAAAGGATCATAAGAAGAATTATCATTATTTTCATTGTCACCTCCTTCTGATTCAAAACTTTCAGTCTGTCCATATTTTTGTATTCTTTCTCTATCTGACATGTTTTGAAACTCACTATATTCATCAAAAGAAACTTCTTTTTCATTAATATATGCTTTTCCAGCATCCATATCAAATCTACCACTCACTTTTCTTTCCAACGAAATTTTTTTCTCTGATGGAAATTCCCCTTGTTTATCATCACCTTCAATCAAGTCATTTTTTTCAAGAGTATCATTCATGCCAGTTTCTACAGTAGGATCTGTAACACTAAGATTAGAATCAGAACTAACCCCTGTCCCACTCTCGGATTTACCACCCTTAGAGAAGAAATCAAGTATTTTTGAACCTAGAAAACCACCCACTGCTAGAAATGGACTAGCAAACTTTATACCTTTAAATATTTTACCAATGATAGGTGCTGTTGTTAATGGAGAAAATAACTTTGTAACTAAACCTCCAAGAAACTTAAAACTTGATGTAACCGCAGTTTTAAGTCCAGCTCCAATAAGGGGAAAAAGTTTTGTCTTTGCAAGGAGAAGTAGTTTTGGTAAAAGAACTGGCCCAATATATTTAAGAGCAAAACCTCCAGCCATCAACCCACCTAAAGTTTGCACAAGTCCACCGAGAAAACTCCCACCACCGCCTTGTGATTCTGATGGTTTCACCGATTCTTTCTGCGGGCCTTGTTGACCCATCGCAGTAGCTCTCTCAGTCATCAGTTTTTTTTGTTCTGCATCCTCAGATTCTAAACGTCTGTCCTCTTCACGATCAGCTTCTATTTTCCTTTCTACAATTATATAATTTGCAATATCTCTAATTTTTGTTTGCATCGCTTCTATCGAAATTGATAGACTTTCAATTAATGATTTTTGATTATTATTAATTCCTAAATTTGAATTTGCTTTTGATAAGGCAGAATTAGCTATCTGTTCAACAGAATCAACTCTCTTGAAAAAAGACTCTAGATTTATTTTTTTATTCTCTTCATCCATATCTTTGAACACCTTGTTGTTGTTGGTTCTTTAGATTTTGCTCTTCAATATATTGCTTGAGAAGAGTGACATAAACTTCTCTCTCCCAAGGCAACATATTTTCGAGTTCCGTCAAACTATATTTATGGTATTGCATGAGAGCAAAATTGATACGGAAATAGGATTCAAGATCCTCTCTTGCAATACTTAGGCGAAAAAATCAGCCAGACCCTCCAAAACAACACTACTCTTTTCTTTTGTGTTCGGATTCACTACCTCAATCTTGTGAGATAATTTTGGCATCGTTGAAAAAAACTTTTCAACTTCTTTATACTGTTTTGAGCTTAATTGTTGTACAAAGTCTAATCTTTCTTGTGGAGTGTAGTCTTTAGCATCCCATGCATCTTCTTCGGTATAAATTGTGTCGATACAATCAGCTACAACTCTAAAAGTTTTATCAACCATCGTGTCCGCTTCATCATCTGTGTTAAAATTATTTTTAACAAACTGATTAAGAGATGGATACTTCATCCGAAGCGTCATATTATCATCTAAAACGATATCTGGTTTATGACCTCTTTGTTTTTGAACTTTAATTTCGTCCACATAAACTGTTACTGGAACTTTTGTTTCATTATCATCAGGACAAGTGACAGTCAATTTAATATCTTCTCCAATTGATTTAGCTCGAATATTTAAAAATAGATATTCAATATCAAACGTAGGCAAATTGTCAACATCAACTCCTTTTGTCAAAATGCATTTCTTCAAAACGTCTGTTACGGCATTTGTAATCTCATTTTCATCTTTTGACTCAAGAGCGATGATTAATATTTTTTCCTCTTTAACAAGAAAGGGTCTATACTTGACTCTTTTATTTGATGATGGCAACTTCAACTCATAGGTTGGAGTTTCAATGGTTGGTAAGGGCATGATATTTTATTCAGTATTTTATTTAGTAACGACCACCCTGTCTTATAGTTGTGGTTCCTAAAGGTAGTCCACCTTGACCACCTGGCACAGGCTTAGTCATTGTTTGAAGTGCCTGATAATTTGAGTTTACAACGTCATTGGATGAATTAAGAACAGCGTATTTATGATCTCCTTTTTGAGTATATTCGGTAAAAAATCTGTCATAGGCAAACTGTACACTACATCTTAACACATTTGAGTCACCATAGGCAACTCTCATTGATGTCATATTTGATGGCCAAACATTTACAAATTCAAATTGAGTGAAATGTGATTCATAAGATGACGCTCTTGATTTTTCAATAAATGAATCTCTTTCAAATTTAGTAATATGAATTGTCTCTTTATAGTCATCTGGATAATTAAATCGTGAAAACGCTTCAGGTTCATCATGACCTGTGACAATTGGATTAATATAAGACATCCAACTTTCTAAAACTTGTATTATTACCTGATCAGCATCACAATAAAAAACCAAATTTAATGGCGGGAAATTTCTTAGATTTGGAAACTCTTCTTGAATACCTTGGCGATGTCCAATTGCAGTTGACGTAACATAATTAGTGCCTGGAATTTCAGCCTGTGTGCATAAAAGAGACATTTTTTTCTTAAAACCATAGCCCTGAGTTCTCTTTTTATCTGGCAATTCTCGTAACCATCTGTCCATTTTTCCGAAAGAAAATTCGACTTCATAAAAAGTATCAAGAGAGGGTCTTGCGATGGTATCTCGAACATCGATGAGACTTCCTCTACTTATTAAACTTCTACTTGGGAATCCTTTATCTTTTGACACAATAAATAAATTTAACTTGTTATTACTATATATGAGTTATAAAGGAATATATAGGCCTTCTAATCCCAAAAAATATAAAGGAGACTCTAAAAATATTGTTTACAGATCTCTTTGGGAGAGAAAGTTCATGAATTATTGCGATTTGAATGAGAATATACTTGAATGGGCATCAGAAGAATTTTGGATACCCTATAAAGATCCAACAACAAATCAAGTTCGTAGATATTTCCCTGATTTTTTTATTAAATATAAAGACAAAGATAACAATATTCGCAGATCAGTGATTGAAGTAAAACCAATGAGAGAAACATTGGAACCAAAGATAACAAAAGGTAAATCAAGAAAAACATTAATAAATGAATCAATGACATATGTGAAGAATCAAGCGAAATGGAAAGCTGCGAGAGAATTTTGTGAAGATCGTAAATTAGAGTTTAAAATCATGACCGAAAAAGAACTAGGAATCAGATGAGTATTCTACAAAATATATTGAATAAAGTTGATGGTCAAGTTAGTGAGGACTACTTTCGTAGTCAACTCCTTGAAGAACTTGGATCTACAAATTTTGATGATGATGCTGCAGATACAGCTGGATTTGCACCTGGCCAATTGTATTTTTTTACATACTCAGCACAGACTAAACAACCATATTATGACATGTATCCTCTCGCATATGTGATCGAATATCAAACAGGTGGTTTTCTAGGTTGTAATCTTCATTATGTTCGTTTGACTCAAAGAGACGAATTAGCAATAAGCTTACT